TTCTAATGTTCCAAGCGATCCGACACCTACGCCTGCACCAGTTAAAAAGTGCTATAGAAGTTGGAAGACGTTCTGGAGGTTAGTTTGTGAGTGATATTGATTGGCAACACATTGAAGCCATAGTAATCCCAGTTATCGTTTTTACATTTTTTATCGTTATGGCATGGATTAACAAAAGATGAGTGATGTATATCAAATAAAAATAGCAATGAAGAGTATGAAGAAATTAAGGGGAAAGATGAAAACATTTAAAAACTTGGCAAAACTAATTAAGGAGTCGAGAGAAAACCATAAACTTTCCGAACTAACTCAAATAGAAGTTGCGAATAGTATGGGATATAATAATAATCAAACGATTAGTAATATTGAGCGTGGAAAGTGCGGATTGCCTGCAAATAAAATTATTAAAATTTGTAAATTTCTTAATATTGATATTGAGATTTTGAAAAATGCTATTATTGAAGATTGGAAAGAAAATCTAGAAGAGGCAATAAAAAGATCTCGTTAATCACTCTGCTTTTTTAATCAATGCTCTCACACCTAATAAAACCGGATTAATCACGCCTTGGACTGCTTCAATCGGATCTCCGATAAACTCAGCAGGTATTGAGCTTAAACCACTAATTGCCCTGCTTAGATCGCCAATAGATGCAGCTATGATAGATGGTATATCTGTCACGTCTACACCGTCTGCAAGGGCCTTTTTTGTTTCTGTGAGGACGGTTTGAATTGCTTTACCTACTTCGTAAATTTCCTTTGTAACTTCAATCTCTAATTTGACTCGTTCCATGAGTGCCTCCTAATAAATTTTTTTAATCCGATCAATGATAACTTGTTTCTCCTCATCGGATAATCTGAGGAACCAAAATTTATGATATAATTTATCTATGTGTGTTTTTTTGTACTTAATGAAAGGATCGTTTTTACAATAAGTGATGTTGAAATATTTTTGATGAACTTCATCGACCATTTCGCCCTTAAACGCTCTCAATTCTGGATAGAGTGACATGCGATTTCGTAGACAGCGTAATGATATACCCAGGAAATTAGATGCTGCCGTTAAATTCTCGTCACATTTCCAAATCGCATACATTACAGGTATTGTTATCAATAATCTTTTACGTTCTTCCGGATTGATATTGTCGTCTATTTTTATAATCATAGAAAAAATGATATCAATTGATTTTAGGTTGGCAATATAAAAATGGCCCGCCCCTCGGTATTTCACCGAATCTTCAATCAAAACTGTCTAGAATTTTTTGAAAGTTGTTTTCTTATTTCTGTTAAACTAGCGGGCGGATATAAAAGAGGCCCTTTTACAGGCCCCTTTCTGGAATCAACAACAGGAAATCTACGACGAATTATGAGATTTAAATTTAATCTAAAAGATTACGATTTTCAACTCTTTTTTTAAAACCTTTTATCTGTACAACTTTCTCCGCTTCGGAAAAAACCTCATCGGCAGTTAAGAATGGTAATAGTCTAATTTCTTCACCACTATTAGGGATGAAATTTTCATACAACCTTTGACGTTTCTGGAAAATATCTAGGAATAAATCAAAAGTTATTTTCCTATCCTGTACAATTTGTTTGTTATAATAGTCTAAGACATAGTAATTATCTTTAATTTCAAATCCTCTATGCTTTTCTATTTTTAATACTGTCACTTTTTTACCAGCACATGTGAATTGTTGAATGATATATAAAAATTGAGATAGTCTGGGCAATACCTCACTTCCAGCAATATCAGTGACAGAAATTGGCCTAGGATTATTATTAGTTACTCCTTTTCTTGTGTGCATGACGATATAAAAGCTTATATTTTTAGCGCTAGATTCTCTATTTATTGTACTTGCAATTTTAGATTGATCTGCTGGCAATAAATCGGCATACATTGACGAGGTTGTAAGGTTATCAATATAAACTTGATCAACATTATATCTTTTTGCTGCATCTAAAAGATATGCTAATAAGGTATTTGCAATCATATCTTTTCTAATATTCTTTAAATATTCAGATAGATCTAATTCCGAAATTACTAATATTCTATTTAGAACTTCAGGCGAATTTGTAATTTTGTTTAAACCTATTCGAACATCGTTAGTAGAATCCTCCGAGGCCCAAAAAATAATTTTTGCCCCTGCTTTAGCGTTATCAACTGCAACTTTATAAACTAATGTACTTTTGGAAGAATGTGTAGGGCCCATTAAAATATGTATTTTCCCTTTTCGTATACCATTGTGAGAATTTAAGTGTAGTAAATTAGTGGACCAAGAAACTTTTTTGTTTTCCGATTCAATTCGTGCTAACTCTTCTTTTGTGCAATAAGCTGACTTAAAAATACTCATAATCCAATTTCCTTTTGTAAATCCAAAGGTGCGTTAATATTAGAGAACTCAACATCTTCTATTTCTCTTTGAATCATTAATTCTCTGAGATGGTTTATTTCATCTATAAAATTATTTAATTTATCTGCATTTAAAATCATGTCAAACGACAACTTAGAAATTTTTTGGCCTTTGGAATTTCCCTTTCCATTCCAAAAACCATCTTTGACTATATACTGAAAAATATTGGCCCATAAATTAATATCAATATTAAGATGTTTAGAAAAAGCTCGGATATTCTGCCATCGCTTTTGATTTGGCATTTCGCAAACTTTTAGAATTGTTATTCGATACGGAGCAGTTATGATGTTCCACATCCTAACTACCTTCATCTCGTCAATTTCGGTGTTTTTAGACGTTTCGGGGATAGTGAGTGGCGGTTTATGGGGTTGGAGAGTTGGAGACGTTTCCAGAGCCTTTGCAGGCGCTTGATCAGCTGTAGAGCTGTCTGATTGTTTAGCTATTATTTCCCTGTTCTGTTCTTCCAGAGGCCCCACAGGGCCATCTTCTGCTAGTTTAGCATATGCTAGCAGTTCTTCATCATCGTCTAGATATGACAACCTAGACAATTCTATCTCTGCATTAAAAGCCACCTGTATTTTACTGTCAGTGTCATTCGATGACTCACTAGATATCTCTGCATTACCAATCTGTGATGTACTAACTAGATTAGTTTCTAATCCTCCATCTTCTAACGCATCTGCTTTAGATATCTTTATATTTGTTCTTTCTATTTGTTCTTTAGTGTGACTGTCAGTCACTATGTTAAGTGTCTGACAGTCACTATGTTTAGTGACTGTCAGACACTTACTTTTTTGCATCATATAAATATTTTGTACGATTTCAGTGTTTATAATGTATTCATTAACCCTAGTTTTTCTATTACGAATTATTTTCCATCCAGTTTTTTTTATGACTAATTTTTTATCAATTAGTATATCTATCGTCCTGATGACTGTTCGCGTAGAAACTACGGCACAACTAGCTATAGTTTCTACTGATGGAAATATTTTAGGAAAATACGTTGATATTATTCTGAATATCCGATACTCATAAACATCTAAAAATGTGCAATTACGTTCAAATTCAAAACTGTTGATCATATACAAGTATTCTTCTCGTGTCATAAAATTCCATTTAATTTAGGTTAATTGTTATTTTTACTAGATTCATATAGTTCTCTAACTAATTGATAATTTATTTCATACGAGTTTATTCGTGTTTTTTTCCCCTCTACCACCCTCCATCCAGATATTTTTTTTAGAATTTTAGTGTTTGTCATTTTTTTTATTGCACATTTAACTGTAGTTATACCTATGCCACAATTCTGGGCCATCTCTTGCATAGAGCAAATACATGGGTGATAAGTACTTAATGATAGTAACAATCTAAACTCGCTACTACTTAAAAATGCGGAATGGGAAAGAAAATCCATAGATTTAATCATTTTTTCGTACTCTTCTCTAGTCATAAAAATCCCTTAATTAATGTAAAAAAAGTTAATAAAGTATGAACAAAATTTAATATAAATTTCATTATTTAGGCCTTGTATTTTTTTTGAATTATGATAGATTGTTGTTGTCATCAAAACCCTTAATTTTGGTGATATTGATCGACGCTACTAACGTCGGTCTAGAGAGTACAACATGATTTTAAAAAAAAGGCCAGTGCAATGCTGGCTTTTTTTTTGCCTTTTTTATGACTCAACAAGCACCACATTATACACATAATTTATACACACTTTTAGAACATGATAGAAATCATGTTTAGATGACAATGTAAAAAATAAAAAAATAATTAAAAAATATATAAAAAAGTATTGACTATTTTTTAAATTGTGTTAAATTGTATCTATCGGAGCAAGCAAAACAAAAAAGCTGCTCTAAAAAAAAGATCTACGGATCAGAAAAAAAGGAAAAAACAATGGAAATCTACAGCAACAAATTCGAAAATCTAGTACTAAGCATCAACGAAAATGGAATTGACGATAATATAGACGTAGATGCAACAGATCGTAAAATTGAAGATTTTTTTGAGGAAAATACAGATAGTGAAAATGTAGATTTTGAATATGAGCAAATAAAAATGAATGAATTATTTATGGATGCATTTTTAGCAAATCCTGAAAAATTTATAGTTAGAAATAAAATAGGTGCAGACGAGATTAGAAAACAAATAATAAACAAACTATTTGAGAGATCAAAAAATAGAGAGATACATCCATCAGGATCTACTAGTCATGGGAAATGGTATCCCGACAGTTTTCTAGAAAAAAGTATGGGATCAGTTAGACAACCATCACATCGATGGCCATGGTCATACATGACACATTGTAGGACTAAAAAATTTATAGCTAAATTTGTTAATGATAATAATTTCGAAACTTATGAACAAGCAGAAAAAGCTTACAGGAGTTAAAATGATTAAATTTAAAAAAAATTACGAGAGAAAAGAGCGTGAGAGGATGGTTTGTGTAGAATTGCCAGATGACGATGTTGAGATGATAAAACTGCTAGGTTGGGGGAAAATTAAATTAGGTTTTATCAGGATATTGGACACTATTAGAAATGATATGTTACAGACAATTAAAAATGAAAAAGAATTAAGAAAAGAGAAAATCAAAGAACGCGAAGCATATAAAAACAAATAATCTAAGGATTTTAAAAATGGCAAATTTTACGATGGAAGTTGCGTCAAGAAAAAAAGTTAAAATGAGAATTAATCTAGGTGGAGTTGCTGGGAGTGGAAAAACTACTAGCGCTCTACTGCTCGCAAAAGGGCTAGTCGGAGACTGGAGCAAAATAGTTGTCATAGATACAGAACATGGAAGCGCGTCACTATACAGTCATTTAGGAGCGTTCAAGACTGTTTTGTTAGAAGCTCCGTATGATCCGAAACGATACGTTGAGGCAATCAAGTTTTGTGAGTCACAAAATGATATAGAGTGCATAATAGTAGACTCAATTTCTCATGAGTGGGAGGGGCAGGGGGGGTGCCTCGAAATACATTCTAGAATGGGCGGTAAATTTGAGACGTGGGCGAGAGTAACACCGCTGCACGATGCTTTTAAAGCTGCGATTATTAATTGTTCAAAACATATCATTACTACGTGTAGACTAAAAACAGACTACGAGATGACTAGTAAAAAAGATTCGTCGGATGGCAAAGGTCGGATCGAAAAAGTCGGGTTAAAAAGCATTACGAGAGAAGGGTTTGACTATGAGGTAACTATTAGTTTTAAAATAAATCACGATCACGTAGCGGAGATTGATAAAGACAGAACGGGGATTTTTGGGGGAGTTATACCATTTATTATTGGGGAGAAAACTGGAGAGACTATCAGAGAGTGGAATGATGGAGGTGAGGTTATTGTTGATCATTCGTTGCGATTAAAAGATATAATTAATTCCATTTCATCTCTAACTAATAATTTTCGTGATCAAGATTTACTGAAAATTATTTTGATAAAAATGGGAGTAGAGAGTAGTAAAGAAATTTTAAAAGAGCAGGACGAGGAAGTTATAAATAGATGGTCTGAATATTTAGATGGTATATATAGAGAGATGATGGGGGAGGTATAATGATACAGATGTTATATTGGGGCGGAGATGCCATTAGTTTTAGAGATTTTAATAGTGATTTTCCGCAATTTAAAAGAAAATTATTTTTTGCTCAAAACAAGGATAATTTTGAACTAGTAATCGGAACGAAAAATGGTAGTTACGAGTACGTTGAAATAGGTGATTATATCTCTCGTATTGATGATGGCGCATTATTTATCATAAAAAAAAATGATATATTAAAGATTGAGAAATTTATTACCGAATTGTCTAAAGGGGTTAATTAATGGAATTTATTTTATCTAACTTTTTACATTTAATAGAGCCTGTTGCTAAAAGATATGATTTGGATATAAGCCTGGTCGTAGCGATAGTCATGGCAGAGTCAAGCGGAATAAAGGAAAAAATAAGATATGAAAAAGGATATCCTTTTTTTAACGACACTGAAGGATTTGCAAAAAAAAACTGCATAACTAGAGATACAGAAACAAATGCTCAAAAAATGAGCTGGGGACTAATGCAGGTGATGGGTTCGACTGCCAGGGACATGGGTTTTACTGATTTGTTGCCAAAAATGATATATCCAAATTTTAATATTGAAATTGGTTGTAAATATTTGGGTTATCTATTCAAAAAATACGAAGGTAATAAAGAAAGGGCCATATCTGCTTATAACGCTGGAGGTATCAAACTAAAGGATGGCGTGTTTAGGAATATAAAATACGTATCTAGCGTTTTAAATCTAGAGATAGAAGCTAAAAAGGAAATTGATTTGTATAAAAAATATCAATTGGAAAACAAGGAAAACTATCAAGCATTAACGGCGGTTTCTGATGGATAGTAATTTTTTAGACAAAACTCTATTCTTCCTCTATCTATCAGCCACAATATTTTTTATATCATTAATTCATATCAATTTATAAAAATCTAAACATTTGCATCAAAATCAAACTGCTGTTATTATCTAATTGTTAGTATCTGTATATACAAATATATCATTTATATATTTTTTCCACGGAGAACAATTTTGGCAGGTAATCGCAAAAAATATTGGACTGAGGAACAAATGCAACAAATTGAGGATTTAGCTGCTCGCGGTTGCACGTACTCGCAGATCTGTTCGTTACTGCATATTGCAAGGGAAAGATTAGACAAGAGCATGAAACTAGATGCGTCATTCAGGGCCAGGTTGGAATATGGCAAGGCGCGCGGCATTTCTGAGTGTGAAGGAATTTTATTTACATCGGCAAAATTAGGCAACATGAAAGCCATAATGATATATTTGCAGGTAATGGGTGTAATAGGCACAAACAACAATCAAAATGAGGCAGTAGATAATCGTCTGTCAGTAACGACTAAAGACTCAAAAAAAATAACAAATTTAAATGCGTAACTTTGAACTACATTCCGAAAAACAAGAGAGAGCTTTCTATTCTGAAAAAGATATAATTTTGTGCGCTGCAGGTATACAATGGGGTAAGAGTTGGCTAGGAGCTTTAAGGACTCGTTTGTTAGCATCTAGATATAATAATAAAGACGATAATTTTATTGTGGCCGCTCCGACATACAAAGTTTTGGAGCAATCAACTAAAAGAGCATTTTTAAATGTTTTTGGGGACATTGGACGATTTTATAAATCGGATGGTATATATCAAATCAAAAATGGACCAACATTTTATTTCAGATCCGGTCATGACCCTGACTCTGTAGTCGGTATAACTAACGTACGCGGCGTATGGGGAGATGAGGCCGGACTATTTACCAAATATTTTGCTGACAATCTATTTGCAAGAGCTGCTTTTAGAAACGCTCAGGTGATATTCACAACGTCCCCATATTCACTCAATTGGATTCTAAAAGATATCATTAATCCTACACTAAAAGGAAACCGTGACGACGTCGAGCTAATACAGGCGCAATCATGTGAGAACCCATATTTCCCGCGTGCAGTCTATGAGAAACGTAGGCTAACGATGGACCCTAGAAGATTTAAAACGATTTACGGGGGTGAATTTGATCGACCCGAAGGAATGGTATACGACTGTTGGGACGAAGATATAATCCACATAGATAAATTTATCTGCGACTCTCCATCTACCACAAATTTCTACTGTGGCCTCGATTGGGGGTGGAATGATCCATTTGTTCTCATTACTCGTGCTATTTCAGATCATGGTATACATACAGATGTTTCCGAGTTTGTTAAACCAGGATTAACGCCCTCTAAAATAGTGGAATTTGTAAAATCTAAACACTCTATCCATCATTATAAAATGGTGTTTTGCGATCCTTCACGTCCCGAAATGATTGAGGAGTTATGTAGCGCCGGCATCCCTGCAGTTGCCGCTGAAAATGATATAAGAGAAGGCATTGATGCCTATTACGAATTGATATCATCGGGAAACTATAGGGTTGTGGCCAAAGATTGCCCTTATCTGATAGATGAAAAAGATTCTTACCATTATCCAGAAGAAAAAGATTTAAAAACAGACCAGAATAAAAGTAAAAAAAATGATATCCCAGTTGATCAAAACAATCACTGTGTAGATGAAAATACTTTAGTGATTACAGATAAGGGTGATGTAAAGATTAGAGATATAAACATAGGGGATAGAGTACTTACTAGGATTGGATATCAAAAGGTAACTAAAGTTTGGGATAATGGGATAAAAGATACTGTGTTACTTAAGTATGGAAGATATGAACTAATATGCACTTCTGACCACAAGATTTTTACAGAAAACAAAGGTTTCGTTCGTTCCGATAGCTTGCGATATGATGATAGTTTATGTATATTCGATGAATGGAAAATAAAAAAACAGAATCAATCATTTTTAATGGTATCAAATACAATAGATACCCAAATCATAAACAATGGTCTACAGCTAACTATTTTAGGGCCAGTAGCAAAGAAGGCCACAGATACTTACATAGGGCCATGTGGATTGATAAATATGGGGAAATACCGGCCGGCCATTATGTGCATCATAAGGATGGTAACCCTCTCAATAATTCAATTGAAAATCTTGAGTGTGTATCTAGCAAAGAGCATTCTAAAGAACATTGGGACAAGAGAATTAAAGACAATGTTTTTATGGATAAAATCAAAAAAAATCTTGAAAAAATTAGACCCAAAGCAAGCGAGTGGCATAGTTCTGAAGAAGGTATTAAATGGCATCAGCAACACGGTAAAAAAACATTTGGGGCAGAAAATAGAAAAAAAGTTGAAAATATATGCCAATGTTGTGGGAAAATATATCTTACCGATGAAAACAACGTCAAATTCGATGGTGCTAAATTTTGCTCCAATAATTGTAAATCAGAACAGAGGAGAAGACTCGGAATTGATAACATCACTAAAAAATGTGAATATTGCCAAAAAGAATTTGAAACAAATAAATATCAGAAAAGAAGATTTTGCAGCAATATCTGTTCAGGGAAACACAGGAAAACGAAGAGTCTTTGATATTTCCGTAGAAAATCAACATGAGTACTTTGCAAATGGTATATTAATTTCTAATTGCTTAGATGCTACGCGCTATCTAACAATGGGAACTAGAAAAGTTGACAAAAAAACAGAAATAAAACAAACTGATATCAATTACCGACTGAGAAAACTCGGTAAAAAAAATATAGGTCGTTTTAGTATTTAACAATTTAAAACTAGTAGAGGATTTTAAAAATGGCTAAAGTAAAAAGTACGAAAGGAACCAAAAGAACGAAAGGCGGAAAGGGCAGTTGCAAGAAAGCAGTAAGGGCAAAAGCAAAAACTGTTAAATCTGTTAAGTAATAGGAATCTAAAACGATATGATATATCAATACCATTGTGATGTTTGTAAAAAAGATATTGATATAATCAAGGATTCATCAGATCATAGAAGGGATGAGTATTGCGGAAGCTGCTCGTCTCTATTAAGCAGAATTTTTAATGCTCCCTCGTTAAAAGTCACCAAGTCCACATGGCCGGAGTTTAATCCGGCCTTTGGCAAGGTGATGAGTAAAGACGAAGTCAATTATGAAGTTAAAAAACAAAATTTGATTGAAGTTGGCAGTGAGGATCTAAATAAAATTGATATAAAACTTGAGAAAGAACAAGAACAAAAGCGGTCGGAGAGTTGGGATAATCTTGTTCATGAGGTATATAAAGAGACATGACAGACATACCATTTTCAATCGCCGGTTTAGATCCTAGTGACCCACAAAACACACCCAAAAACTCTAGGGCAAATGCCGAATACACACCAACAGCGCAAGAAGAAAAGTTGATTAAAACTCTTACGACTATGTTTTATAGATGCAAGAAAGAGCGTGAGAGGCATGATTACAAATGGATTGATAACTATAAAATGTTTAGAGGTAAGCAGTGGTCAGAGATGCGCCCAGCTTATCGCCATTCAGAAGTTTTAAATCAAATATTTAAAATCATTCAATCCATTGTCCCCATAATGACCGATTCTAAACCTAAATTTGAATACCTCCCACAAGAGCCATCTGATTTAGAATTATCAGAGATTTTGAATCAAATAGCAGATTGGGATTGGGCCAGAAACAATTGGCTATACACTCTAACAGAAATGCTTTTTGATGCCCACATATACGGTACTGGATTAACTGATTTAGATTTTGACCAAAAAAAGGACAGTGGACTTGGTAGAATTGCATATCGTAGCAAAGATATATTTTATTTTTATCCATACCCAAACGCTAAAGATATTAACGATAATTGCCCATACGCTTTTTATGCCGAAATAGTAGATATTGAGGAAATCAAGCGTAGATATCCAGAAAAGGGTAAGTTTGTTAAGGGGAATAACGAACATTTGATAGTAATGAATAGGTCAGAAGCGCAAGTACATGACCAAAAATATCAAAATCCGACTGATGGTTATATCGTAACCGGTGAAAACCCTAAAAATTTTGGTGAAAGAAAAGAAACTGTTTTATTCCAGTGTTGGTGGGCAGACGAGGATTTTGAAGAAAAGCAGAAAACAACAAAAGATGAAAATGGAGAGTTGGTTACTAGTTACGAGCAATCAAAAAAATATCCAAATGGTCGGTTCATTGCGTTTGCTGAAAATGTTCTATTAGTTGACAAAGAGAATCCACTAGAGGAAGGAATTATACCATTTCAGAAAATGGTAAACTATATTGATCCACGCCAGTTTTGGGGCATTTCTGAGATTGAAAACTTAGATGGACCACAAAAGATTTTAAACAAAATTCTAAGTTTTACTCTAGATGTGCTCACGATGACGGGTAATCCAATTTGGATAGTAGACAATACCAGCGGCGTTGATACTGACAA